CTACATGAAACGACACATGCCCAACGGCCTAACAGTAGCAGGCAATGCTGACACCATCCTGCAGGCCATTGACCGTCACGTTCACTTCTACTCAGATGTAGAGAAGCCGAACCAGACGCACCACCATTTCATATCTTACGATATCTCTTGCAACGAGGACTTTGCGCTACACGCGAAGTTCCACGATTGGGAGAAGATATTCTCGTTCTTCCGTGACCACGACCTTGCTATGGCAAGCATGGCTACCAAGACAATCCCACGCCAGTTCCTCGACTTCAACCCCGAGGGCAAGGTACGGATTCGCTTCTCGCTCATGCCCCAGCGTATCGCTGACATGGTAGAACCAAACACTGCATCTATTGCAGACCGCATCGCAGCTATCGACGAATTCATCGATGCAGGCTACGACATCCATGTAAACTTTAGCCCAATCATATTATACAATGGTTGGGAAGATGACTACGAGGACTTGTTTTGGCAGCTCAACGATGGTATCGCACACTGCAACAAGGACATTGTGCTGGCCGAGTGCATCTTCCTCACACACGAGGAGAAGAAGCACATGCGCAACCTCGAAGACAAGCTACCCGCTGAGCACCTCTTGTGGAACCCTGCAATACAGGAACCCAAGACCAGCCAGTACGGTGGCAAGAATGTACGTTACCGACGTGACTTAAAGCGTCAAGCTATTAACCGTTTCACTGAGATACACGACCGTGTAATACCTTGGAACACAATCAGATACATATTCTAATGACTATCCTTTGGTTTTTCGATGTGCTTGCTGTATCAGCAGCCGTCGCTGTTATCCTGTTCGGTGTATGGCTTGCCATCGCATGTATCCTGCTCAGTATTCAGGCCTATTACGAACACGTTGTCGAGGTAAACCATCGCATGATGGACAGGTTTTCCCAGACTACTAACTACCCAATGTATCAGCGCTATCAAGAGAAAGCCATGACTGCAGCTGGGCGCTTGAACTTCGTGTACAAACTGCTGGGCTACATCACTTTTCTCTAATGGTCTATTACATCTCCCCCCAGACTTCTAACTTCGATGACATCAAGACCTGCACCGAGCAGAATGCATACGACTACCTCAAGAAATGGCGGTCATTCCAAGTCGACACGGAGACCACAGGCCTCTCCTTTGTGGACGACACGCTTCTCACGATTCAACTCGGTACCAGTGAGCACCAGTTTGTATTCGATGTCCGGCACAAACCGGAACTTCCGCTAGTCAAACTGCTCCTTGAGTCGCGTGCCAGCAAGAAGATTCTGCACAACGTCAGCTTTGACTACAAGTTTCTTAAGGCTTACGGCATGACACTCGCCAACGTGCACGACACGATGGTGATTGAGAAGGTACTTACCAATGGTAAGGACACTGTGCGTGGCTTCTATGGACTCGCTGCCTTGCTGGACAGGTACCTCGGTATCTATATGTCCAAGGAAGAGCAGACTAGTTTCATCGGACACGAAGGTGAGTTCACCAAAGCACAGATTATCTATGCTGCCAAGGACGTCCAGTACCTGCAACAGGTGCGTGACTTACAAACGGCGGACGCTACTAAGCAGAAGCTCGAGAGCTGTGTTTCTTTGGAGAATGCTGCAGTGCTCGCGTTTTCGGACATCGAGTACAACGGTATGCTCGTGGACAGAGACAGGTGGCTAAACCTAGCTGCCGACAAACTCGCAGAGGCGCAAGGACTAGAGCGCCAGCTGAACGAATTTATTCTTAATGACGATACGTTTTCAGAATTCAAGCCGTCCGCGTTTCAGACGGACCTTTTCGCGTCCGAGGACGTGGCACGCGTTTCTTCGGTAAGCATCAACTGGTCATCACCTCATCAGACCACCCCTATCCTTCAAAAGCTACTACCTAAATTGGAGTCTTCCGACACTAAGATACTGGTAGCCAAGCACATGAGTGTACACCCCCTTATCCCTGCTTTCGTGCAGTTCAAGGAGAAGTACAAGAAGGCTACGGCGTTTGGTCCCGAGTGGTGTGATAAGTACATCGATTCTGATGGAAAAGTTCACACTAGTTTCACGCAGATTATTAGGACAGGTCGAGTAAGTTCGTCCCGCCCCAATATGCAGCAAATACCAGCCGACAATGATTACAGAAACTGCTTTATTGCTCCTAAAGGTTGGTCGTACGTCTCATCCGACTTCTCATCCCAAGAGTTGTGTATTATCGCGCATGGTTCACAAGACCCTGTGTGGCTCACTTCCCTCGAGAACGGAGAAGACCTCCACTCAGTCTGCGCCGACCTTGTCTACGGACAAGAGTGGGTAGACGCAGCTGATGACGACTGTGTTTACATGGCTCACAAGTCCAAGTGCGATTGCAAAGGACATAAGAGCCTGCGTAATGCAGTCAAGGGTATCAACTTTGGATTGGCCTATGGTATGGGCCCGCACAAACTGTCCGATACACTTGACATACCTGTCGAGCAAGCACAAGAGCTCATCGACAAGTACTTCAAAGTGTTCCCGTCTATCAAGAAGTTCCTTGACAAGAATGGACGCTTTGGCAAGAAGCACGGTTACATCCGCACGATGGAGCCCTACGGCCGCATCCGCAAGTTTCCATTGTGGGCCGGCCCTGCCACTGAGATGAAAGACCTCGGTGCAATCGACCGCATGTCACGTAACACTCCTATTCAGGGTGCTGCGGGGGACATGACCAAAGAGGCTATGTGCCGTATCCGTCAAATCATTCACGACAAGCGTGATGAGATTCAGATGGTTATGGCCGTACATGACCAGCTTGACTTCGTCGTTCGCGATGACTTGCTGGAGAAGTACAAGCCTATCATTACAGAACAAATGGAGCTCGCGGGTAAGACTATCGTGACCTCCGGACTGCTCAAGTCCGATACTACATCCTCTAAATGCTGGGAAAAATGAGCAAAGAAATCACACTTGACGGAGTTATTGAAGACCTCCGTGCCGCTACGAATCAACTCGACCAGTTCGCGCAAGCGGCTACCGAAAAGACAGACGACCAAGTTTTGCGTGCTCGTATGACCCAATGCCTCGTGCTTGCTGGTACTTCACTCGAGATTCTTGGTGGACTGAACGTTGCTGCCAAAGCTGCAGCAGCTGCACAAGAAGCAGAGGCTACACAAGAATCCGAGAAGGATGCTTAAGGGAGTATTTTGCAATGGTAACGCGCCTACGTATGCCCATCAGGGTGACGCAGGTGCTGACATCACGGCAAACGAGACGGTAACAATCCGGTACGGCGAGCGTCAGCTTGTCCGTACTGGACTCCGTCTTGCTCTGTCTGATGACGTTGTTGCCATGGTCTGCTCGCGTAGCGGACTTGCACACAAGAACGGGCTCATCGTGGCTAACGCGCCGGGCATCATCGACAGTGGATACCGTGGTGAAATCATGGTCAACTTGCTCAACACGGGCAAGGAAGACTTTGTAGTTACACCCGGCATGCGTATCGCACAGCTTGTGGTACTGCCCTTCGTCAGCGTTGCATTTATGCCAGTTGATGACGAGGTATTTGACCAGTTCGAAGAGACCGAGCGTGGCAAAGGTGGACATGGTTCCAGTGGAGAATGATTGTAGCTTTCGAGATGCAAGGAATCAACGACACGCGTCCATTTATGCTGACATGGCAGTACGGTGAAAACAAGTTCTACAATTTGGACATTCCAAAGAACTTGTACCGAGCTGACCTTGAGGCCGGATGGAACGTAAGCGGCGACGAGCACAACTTTCACATCAGGCTTACGCCTAAGTATGTGGAGATTGACACGTTGACCGAGGAAGACAACGGAGAACACCGCTTCTGGGGCGTATCTATTACTGACGTACACGGCGAAATGCCTAAAACTGTCGGTAAAGGTACAGTCTCGTGGGGCGAGTTCTTTGTCATGGACGGACTCACAGAGGACGACATGATTTTATCAGAAACAAATCTCAATGGAGAATGACGCAATGGCTATTGTGAAGCGATTCACAGCAATTATGGACCGCAACGCAGGACGTAAACAGCATTTGTCTGTTACCATGAGTGAGCTTTACATACTCAATGAGGACGTAAAGAACTTGTTTCACAAAGACGACTTATCATGACACAACGTGACCGATGGGAAATGGAAGAACGCGAGTTCACCATGTCCGCCGTAGTAACAAAAGTCTACTCCATTGACGTGCGTGTAAACGCCGCCAGTGACGAGGAAGCACGGGCTATCTTCGAGAACATGAAAGCAGAGATTGCGAGTAACTGTACCGATGACACGCTTGAGGAGACGATTGTAGAAGAGGAGGGTTGCTACGACCCCATCAGCAGCTTGGATGATTGACGAGAAACGTCTAGCACGCCAAAAGAGTATCCTCCGTGACTGGTCTAGCGCCGGTTGCAGAGGTACTCTTGAGGCTTGCACAGGGTTTGGTAAGACATACACTGCCATCCTTGCAATCCAAGCGCTGAACGCGCAACAACCCGGCGAGTCTACACTCGTCGTAGTACCTACCATACACCTTAAGAAGCAGTGGGAAGACCAAGTGTCTGAGCTCAGCAACGTAACGGTAATGGTAGTAAACTCTGCGGTCAAGCAAACGTGGAACGTGAACCTTCTCATCCTTGACGAGATTCACAACTACGCAACAAGCACCTTTGGCACCATCTTTCAGCAGGTGACATACAGAAAGGTACTTGGTCTGACAGCGACTGTCGCCCGACAAGACGGGAACGACTATCTTCTTCGGCAGAAGGCGCCCATTGTGGCGACTGTCAAGCTCGAAGAAGCGCTGCGTGAAGGGTACGTCAGCCCGTTCAGGGTATTGAACGTACCGGTTTACTTGAATGACACAGACCGCGAGAACTATCTGGAGCTATCCAGAAACTTCAGCTACTACTTCTCTAAATTCGGCAACGACTTTGGGCAAGCAATGAACTGCCTCAAGTCAGACCAAGCCTGCGTGAACTTCGCTCGCAGGTCTGCTGCCGATGCAGACAAGGTCAAGGTATGGGCAATCAACTTCAACCGCAATATGGCGAAAAGGAAGAAGATGCTCTACCTTAACGAGTCTAAACTCGATGGCGTGTACCGTTTGTGCACCAAGCTGGGGGAGCTGAGGACCATCACATTTAGCGAATCGGTGGACTTTGCTAACGAGATAACCGGGCGACTACCGTTCGAGTCTGTCGCGTACTCTAGTAAAATGCCAGCCAAGAAACGGCGCAACGCACTCGAGCAGTTCAACACCGGCAAGGCACGCATCATTAACACGGCGCGCGCATTGGACGAGGGGTTCGACGTACCGGGTGTCGAGCTTGCTATCATCTCAAGTGGTAGCAGTTCACCTAGACAAGACGTGCAACGCACGGGACGTGCTATTCGATTCGTCGAAGGAAAGGTTGGCTACATTATCAATCTATACATGCCCGACACGCAGGATGAGAAGTGGATGCGCAAGCGCCAGAAGAACTCTACCAACATCCAACACGTGCAATCCTTAGACCAAGCCATCGAGATAATCGGTGGCATAACCACAAGCCTATGACTTACGAAGAAGAACTAGCTAAGAAGCACGAAGCGATGGACAAGTTCGAGGAGTTCGTGGATGCCTACCCGAAGTTCCTGTGGATTGAAGGTAAGCGTGTACCTGCTTTGAACGCCGACATGGATGAACTGGAAGAACGGTACATCGAGAAGGTGGTCAAGCGCAAGATGCACGACCGCGTTATGAAAGCCCTGACATGGGCTGCCAACAACCACGAGATTCACATGGGCATCCAGAAATGGTTTGCATCCCGCCAGTGGGTAGCCGTAGAAGAGATTATGAATGACACCACAGGACAGAAACTACCCGGAGCAAGGCTCCTCTAAGTTGGACATCCAGACCAGCAAGCTCGCTGCTGTTAACGCAGCCAACGAGATATCCGAAGCTAGGTCTGGTAACCGACTAGTCATGGCCAGCCGGTGGGACAAGCTCAACTACATGTTGCTTGGCGGTTTCCAGTTTGGCCAAACGTATATGTTGTGCGGGGCTTCCGGTCACGGTAAGTCCTACATGCTCAACATGCTACTGCGAGACTTCACTAACCCGACCTTGCAGAAAGACGTAAGCAAGACCCGCATCCTGCACTTCTCATTCGAGATGTCAGCTGCTGCGGAAATGACACGTCGCATCTCTACCCTCACAGGCATCAGCTATCGTAAGCTCATGTCTGCTGACAGGCCGCTGAACGCGGAAGAGCACGGGATTGTGGCGTCTGCTGCAGAACGACTGAAGGACGAGCCCATCTACTTTGTAGAGACACCGGGCAACCGCCAGCAGATTCGTAATACTATTGACCGCATGAAGCAAAAGTTCCCAGATGATAACCTTGTTGTCACCTTGGACCACACGCTGCTTGCGCAATCAATGCCCGGAGAGAACGAGATTCAGACGTTGGCTGAGCTCGGCAAGATGTTCATCGACATCCGTAAGGAGTTCGGTACACTCAACATCCTGCTGTCACAGCTCAACGACAAGATTGAGTCTTCGTCTCGACGTGACCCAAGCGTACCTTCGCTTCACTTTCCCACTAAGACCGACATTCACGGTAGCAAACAGTTGTACCATGCAGCTGACGTTTGCCTCGTGATGCACCAACCTGCCCTACTCGGGTTGGAAGTCTACGGGCCGGACCGTGTCCCGACTATGACTGAAGACGGTAAGAACTTAATTAGTTTGCACGTCCTCAAGAATCGTCATGGCACACAAGGTTATACCCGTATGATTGCCAACCTAGAGAACGGTAGGATAGACCCGTGGTCCGACAACTACAAGGCAGACGTGCCCTTGGACGGACCATTATTTTCAATTCAGTAACGCATGCAACTACCAACTGAACGGACCCAGGCGAGCCGTAAATCGCCACGACTGCTGACCTTGTTTGGTCAGAGCAAGGTGGGTAAAACCACAACCCTTGCACAACTTGACAACTGTCTCATCGTTGATACCGAGCAAGGTACCGACATGATTGATGCCATGAAGGTGCAGTGCAACACTTTGCAAGAAGTGATGGCTACACTCAAGGCATTGCGCGAACGTGAGACGCAGTATGACTACATCGCCATTGACACGATTGACAACATCGTGCACTGGATGGAGGAGTTTGTCTGCAAGTCCGAAGGTGTCAAGACCATCGGTGACCTCGAGTTCGGTAAGGGTTACGCTATGGTGCGTGATAACGTGATGAAGATTATCTCTCAGCTCAAGCCTCTGGCTGCTAAGGGTGTCATCCTCATCGGTCATCGCAAGAAGACTTTGATTGCCAATGATACGGACATCAAGGTTAACACCAGCAGCCTTGACCTGAGCGGTAAGCTCAAGAACTTCATCATGGCCGACAGCGACGCCATTGGTTATGTGTTCCGTGATTCGGAAGGCGTACTCAAGGTCAGCTTTATGGCCGACGACGAGACCGAAGCCGGCGCTCGTTGCGAACACTTGCGAGGCCAAGTGCTCGACTTCACCATGTCCCAAATCTACATTGACTGATGTACAATATTGATAACTCTGTCGAGTCCCCCAAGTCCAACGCTCCGATGCCCGCTGGTATCAACCAGAATGTCCGTCTCCTCGGTGTCTTCTTTGAAGCACTGCGTCAAGATGGTACGGGTGGCAACGTGCTCAAGTTTAACTTTGAGGACGAGTCCGGACGTAAGTTCCGTCACACCGAGTTCGAGGTGGACGTAGAGCGCCAGAAGCAAATGGCTCAACAGTGGGGCAAGGACCCAGACAAGCAGGTGCGTAATGCACTGATGGGTCTGAGCGGACGTGTCAAGCACATCCTGTCTTGCTTTATCCCAAAGGATAAGGTTGTCATCACTGGCAACACGTGGGACGAGTTCGGCGGCAACGTCGTGTCTCTGTTGGGTGACGCCTTCAAGGGTGTTGACGTTCGCGTCAAGCTCATCCTCAACAACAAGGACTACACCATGTTCCCGAAGCAGGCTTTCCGCCCCTTCATCCAGCGCATGGATACGCCTGACACGTTGGCCATTGAGGAGAAGTACGAGCGCGTTGTTCCTAAGTCTGCAGCCGGCACTAGTGCCAGCGGACTGGACGCACTGCTCGACGACCCGACCCCTGCAGGGCCTGTTACCGGTGACCTCGATGCTGCTATTGCTGCAGCTAACGTGAGCACTCCGGTAAACGAGCCTGCTCCGTGGGACGAGATTGCAGCCAACCCACCTTTGGGACAGCCTGTGTCTAACAACAATGACGAGGACCTCGTATTCTAATGGCTAGGTTGAGTTTGTTGAAGCGGTGGTACATCCGACACCGCCTGCCCGGTCACACAGATTGGGCTACGATGTTTATGATTAGTGCTGGATGGGCTATGCTCATCTTCTGCTTGTACAAGCTATTGAACTGATATAATAGGGGGCGTCTTCGGGCGTCCCCTTTTATTCATGTATAGTATCTTACCTACTATTAACAAGGAATGGATACTTGAGCGTGTATCGCAAGAAGAAATCATGGTCCGGTACACCGGCCATCCAATTGTAATCAACGCCAAGTTTCATTCCCCGTTCCGCGAGGACAACAGCCCGTCTTGTGTATACTATTACAACAAGCAGGGCAAGTTACTATTTCGTGACTTCGGCAAGGGGCGTCCCATGGATGCCTTTGAGGTAGCGTGCACTGTGTTGCGCTGTGACTTCACCGAGGTCTTGAAAAGACTGACCGACGAGTTCAACTTGCTGCGTGTAGAACGCACGCCTGTAGTTGACGAAACGTTGGAGCTAGCCAAGAAGCTAGCCAATGACCCTACATCCATAACTATCGAGCCCTACACCCTCAACGGCTCATGGGATATGGACGATGCTGGCCAGAAGTTCTGGCATAAATACGGCGTCACACCTAGTACACTCAAGAAGTACAAGGTCTTCCAGTTGAACCAAGCGTGGTGCAACGAGAAACCTATCTACAGGTACGTTGCAACAAGCCCGGGCTTTGCCTACTGGTTTGGTGGTAACGACTACAAACTGTACTTCCCACTCAAGGACAAGGTGCGCTTCCTATGCAACACAGACGTGGTGCAAGGCGATTCGCAGCTACCCAAGGGTGGTAAGCACCTCATCATTACCAAGTCTCTCAAGGACGTGATGGTGTTTGCTGAGTATGGTGTGCCTGCGATTGCTCCGCAGTCCGAGGTGCACCCGTTGACATACGACTACGTAGACGAACTGAAGCAACGCTTTAGCAAGATTACACTAGTCTATGACTACGACTACACGGGTGTCAAGAACACGAACAAGATGCGCCGACAGTTTGATATCAACTACGCCTTCGTCGAAGGTGCCAAGGACATATCAGACCTACAGGTGTCGTCTCCCTATCACGCCCAGCAATGGGTTAACAAGCTAATGAATGGCTGATGCAGAACAAATCTGGCTCGTCCAAGTCTTCGACTCCCAAGAGGGCACCGTCCAAGCGCAAGGCTTCCGCTCACAACAAGGGGCAGCTGAGTGCATCAAAGACATCAAGGAGCAGCTCGCAGACCAAGGCGAATGGACGTACGAGAAAGCAAGCGAAGACGGTTTCGCCATCAACGCAACGCTCGACGACCGTGTTATCCAAATTGATTGCTTCGAAGTCTGGGTTAACGATTGAGATTCCTGAGTACATTACTCACGTGGAGCTCAGCAAAAGTCGTAAGCCTAAGTACTACCGCAAGGGTCAGAAGATTCCCAAGAAGTATGCGAAGTTTAAGAAATATGATTTACGTGGTCGTCTGCTTGGGGCTGACGGGCTTCCTATTGTGGCTAATGCTGCTGTGGTTAGCAAGCCTCGACTTCTAAAGATTAACGGCCAGCAACTCTACAGCGGCAACATGAACCCCATGATGCGCTCGAAGGTTGTGAACCTTATCAAGGAATTCTTCCAACCCTATACCTCTAAGCTTGAGCCAGTTGGCATACCTGTCCGTATCGAAGCGGACTTGTACGCACCGCTGCAAGCAAAGAACTGGGACTTGGACAACCAGTGGATTTACCACAAATGTTTCCTTGACTCTCTCGTGAAGAACGGCGTGCTGCCTGATGACAACGTTATGTTTGTCACACAAGCACCCGGCTTCCGTTACTTCCCTGTTGACCACACGGAAGACCGCAAACTGGTATACCGACTTGTCCCTGAGGACAGGCCGGAGATACTGGAACACGGGGCATACGTGTCCTACCACACCGAAACCGAATCAGACGAAAGTCTGAGCTTCTAACCGCTCATAGACTGCGCTATTGCACGAGAGCACCTCAACACACAGAACATGAAGTTTAAGAACACCGCCGCTGAGTATCAGTCAACTGTTAACTCTGGCAAGAAGATGGGCTTTGCCCCCGAAGCAGAAAGCTTCCTGATGGACATGATGTCCGACGGTCTGTACTCCGACAAGTACGGCAGTATCGTACGTGAACTTACCTCGAATGCCATCGACGCCAACGTCGAGTCAGGTAAGGCCAACCAGCCCGTACGTATTGACCTCACAGCACCAAACAGTTTCTCCAATCAAGGCGAGATTGCATTTACTGACTGTGGTATCGGCATCAATCCTGAACGTATCGATGACATCTTTACCTTGTACTTTGCGTCTACCAAGCGCGATGATAACGAGATGATTGGTGGCTTCGGTATCGGTGCAAAGTCCCCGTTCGCTTACACTGACGTGTTCCGTGTGGAGACGTGGTCTAGCAATGTCAAGCGCACCTACCTGTTGGAGAAGCGCGGACAAGACCGTACCTGCACCCTGCTCAGCGAAACACCTGAGGTGGGTTGCGGTACGGTTATCCGTATCCCCATCGCTAGCCGGTTCGACTACGAGAAGTTTGTCAAGGCTGTCAACGAGCAGACTCTGCTCATGCGTCCTATCGCAGTGACCTTGACCGACAACGCGGAGTACACGCCTGCTACGGTCTATGAGTTTGACACGTTCTACATTGCGCTTGACCGCCACGGTGACCCTGTTACTAACAAGGTTGCACTTGGTAATGTAGTGTACGACCACTTCGAAGCTATAGACATCTACAGGACATACCGTGGTGTGCCTGTTATTCCGAAGCTTGAGATTGGTAAGGTCATGCCGACCATGAGCCGCGAGTCTTTGCAGCTTACGGATGACGCCAAGACGTACATCAACGAGCGGTTTGCAGAGGTCGTAGGTGAGATGCAAAGCATGGCTGACAGTCAGGCTACCGAAACGGACAGCCTTATCGAAGCTATGAAGGGTCGCAAGTCGCACGCATTGGAACTGCCTGACGGTACCAAGTTCGACATGGACTGGGCTATGTCTCGTCAACGTCGTGTGTCCGAGGACCTTGTTAACATGAAGGGCTTGACCTACACCAAGTTCCCCAAGGCTCCGCTCGGAGAAGTCGCTTCCTACTGCAGCATGCTGTTGGAGATGGAGAACGAGTGGCAGGAGAACAACCGTGGTATGGGCAAGAAGTTCCGCTGGTCTAAGCAGAACGCTGACTACCGCCCTATCGCTGTGTTGCTCGGTAACGTGACCGCTGGTACCTACTGGAAGAAAGAGGCTGAGATTGTGCGTAGTCCTCAAGGCATCAAGATTACTGCTGCCGACAAGGAGTACATTGCAGAAGTGTTCTCTGAGAAGCCGCTGCTGTTTGTGTCCCGCAAGGCTGACCCGAACCTGATGGCTATCACTGGGTTCCACACCTTGATTGCACAGTCTGGCTCACTGCCACACGGCAAGACGAATGCCGAGGTTCTCTATGAGCGCTTTGGTAAGCAGTTCTTGGTCGAGCTCAAAGAACACAGTGTGCACGCTGACAGTGTCCTTGCTACCGAGCAATGGCGAGAAGCACGCAAGCTGCGTATGGCTGAGCTGCGTAAGCAGAACAAGACTGACAAGAAGGTTCGTGCCAACGATGCATTTCGTTTGCGTGGAATTGGTCGGTTTGGTGTGGTAGACTGCCCCCTGAAAGATTTGCAGAAGAATATCGGGAAGGGCGTTATTTACTTGACCACCTTGGAAGTACAAGCACTCAAAGAAGAACACGCTAATGGTGATTGCCGTTGGCAAGACTTTGATGCTTGGGTACACGAGAACTACGAGATGAACGATGTTCGTTTGTTCGCCGTGTCCGCCAAGACTGCCAAGGAGTTTGCGAAGATGGAGGTCTTCGAGTCATTCGCTAACCTCCAAGCTAAGCGTGAGGCCCGCAAGGTCACCAACGACGCAACTCGCTTCTTCACTCGCTTCTGGCAGATGCGTCAGATTGCAGGCTTCGATGCCTTCCTTGACTTGCACTGCGCCGGTGATAAGGCATTCAACCGTTACATGCAACAGGTCCGCAAGGCCGAAGTGATTGCACACAAGCGGATGGGTGCTACCAACACCGGTGAGTCTATCACTCAAGACGTGTTCAAGATTGGTCAGATGTCCGTCAGCCTAGCTCCGCTTGGCAAGATGGTCAAGACCTACCTTGACATGCAAGAGAAACAACCGTTTCTCGCTGACGCAATCGCTGGCATGCGGACTTGGAATACCAAGTTCAATGCCATGTGTGCCGAAGCACTCACGTACGTGTACCCCAACCGTGCGTAATCAAAACCGGGGGTCGTCAATACTGGCGGCCCCCACCATCTCAACAATTATGGAAAACATCAACATCCATGCCATTCGTCATGGCAACCAAGTCCACGTCATCGTGGGCCTCGACATGTACCGCCGGGAGTTCAAGAACACCGACGAGGCAGTAGCTCTGTACAACCAAGCTCTGTCTGCACGAAGCAATCCGAACAGCACCAACGTAGAGCTCTTGCTCAACGAGTGCATGCCGGGACGCAAGCTCATCGCCGACAACATCTTCAGCATCAAGAACGGTAACTTCTACCTGACTGGTTATGAGACTGTTGCAATGCCCGAGGAGCTTGTCCTGCGTATCCAACAGCACGTCGAGGACAACATCAGCGTGCAACCTCTGGTCAACTTCTGGAAGCTGTTGCTCCTGAACCCCGACCCGCAAGCACGCAACGATGCGTTCAAGTTCATGTCGCAGTACGACTTCCCTATCACGGACTCCGGTTACTTTATCGGCTACCGTTCTGTGAAGCGCACCGACAAGACGTACGATGCTGTCACCGGTTGGGTGCCGCAGAAGTACGTAGAGCTCAAGGCCACTGGTGAGAACCCGGCCAACTACACTGCAATGACCGACCCCGACGGCGGTGAGTTCGTTGCTGTCAAGACCGACGTTATTACCGACAATCATGGCAACTTCATCGACCCCGCAAACACCCTCGGCAACCTCGAGGAGATGTTCCAAAACCAAGTCACCGGCGTCACTGATGCACCGGAGTATACAGACCATTTCTCTGGTTCTACTTCCGTTCGTATTGGTGGCACGGTTTCTATGGACCGCTCTACTGTTGACTGTGACCCTGCCAATACTTGTAGTAGTGGTTTGCATATTGGTGCTCCGGGGTACGTCAAAGGATTCGGAGGAAGCGGAAGCGAATACATCGCGTGCCTCGTAAACCCGATGAACATCTGCGCTATTCCTGCTGACTACACGTATCAGAAGATGCGCGTGTGTGAGTACTACGCGTATGGTATTGTTGACCTGAACAACGACATGGAGATTCGCACTCCGTACTTCGAGGTTGACTACAAGACGTACGAAGAGCGCCAGCTCGACGAGCAGCTCAAAGAGTACGAGGCTACTATCGCAGACGGCGAAGTGGCTGAGGCTCAGCGTGCTATCATTAGCGAGCGTCGCGTGTATGCGTGAGCTCTATACTCGGTGGACTATCAAGAAATTGGTAAAGGACACCGAGCATCCTACCTACGCAGTATGCCGATTGCCCAACACCAAGGACACTCGGCTGCTGCAAGGTAGGCTTGAATTCATATTTCCCGGAGAGCTGAGAGACTTTAAGCTCTTCGATAAAAGCCATGAAGATTACCCCGGTTACCTAGTAATCGAGGTGTCTTCTGGCGACGATGACTTCCGACTGATTCAGTCAGACGTCATGTAACATAGTGGGGGAGGGTAGACGGCTCTCCCCCTACTATAACTCTTAACACAATGGAAAACGTAAGTTACTGGGCGTACCCCGGCATGGCTGTACAAAAGTCAATGCTGCAAACGTCAACAACAGAGCACTTGCCGTCGCCGACGCGAGTGATAGATGAAGTTCTTCAACAGTTCGACGTGACTGAGGAAGAGTTCTTTTCAGACCGCAGGTACAAGAAGATTGTACGTGCACGCCGCTTCGCTGGCCACATTCTCTTCCACTTCTGTGGGTGGTCCTTCGTTAAGCTTGCAAAGGTTATCCAACGAGACCGTACTAACATGATGCACCACGTGCGTGTGTTGGAGAAAGAGATGGAAGTATACCGCGAGGAGCGTGACAACATGTACAGTATTCTGGAACGGTTGGAGCTCGTCGACCTGTCATCCAGCGGCAACGACTGGTACTACGCGTGGGTGCATGACCAGCTCAAGGACCCCGAGACCTATACCAAGATTATCAAGCTTGATGCAGCCGATGCCCTTGCTGAGATTACGAAGGTCACGCATGCCGATGGTCGTATTGACCAAGCCAAGACAAACAAGATTGTCCGTGAGGGCACGTTTGTGTTGCGTGCTGTCGAGACTGTGGGCTCTATGAAAGAGCTGCGCCGCCGCAAGATGTACATCCACAAGCATGACTCGCTTGCCGAGTATGCAAAGACTGCTGACCCTCAGAAGTTTGAGGAGAAGACAATTAACAAATACAACGAGTACTAATGTTAGTATACGACCCATACTATGACATCAAGGCTGTATCTAACAGCTCGCTGCGTCATATCAATCCTGAGGAGGGCGGTTCACCCGCTCTCTTCAAACAGCACTGGGATGGCAACGGACCCAAGCTGGCCACGGCTAGCCTTGAGTTCGGCAACCTTGTGCACCTTGCTGTGCTCGAGCCACACCTGTTGAACTACCAAGTCGACAAGACTAACACCCCTGATAAGATTCGTGACATCGTAAGCACGGTGTTCAAGAATGTCAAGGTGGACCCGTTCGACCTTGAGAACTCTGAGTACAAGCCGTTCGAGAACTACTACCCTGCCATCATGAGTGCGTGCGACGAGCACAACTACGGCAAGACGTGGAAGGACGAGACGCGCATCAACAAGGTGCTCGAGAACGGTGGCGCTTACTTTACACTGCTGACTAAGACAGCAGAAGAAGACGGCTTCGTTATTACCAAGTCACAAGAAGAGCGGATGGACCGCTGCTTGGCTGGCTTGAACAATGACAAGTGCGGACGCAAGCTCATCTACATGGTAAAGGAAGAGGCTGAAGGACAAGTCAAGTACTTCAACGAGCAGGAGGTTACGTGGGAAGATGAGAAGTACAGCTTCCCGTTGAAGGGTAAGATTGACCGGCTGCGTGTTGACTTTGCAACTGGTGAGTATACTATCATTGACTTGAAGACTACTGCCAAGAACCTTGCGCAGTTCTCCGAGTCCTTTGAGACCTACCACTACGCCCGTCAAATGGCAGCGTACGAGATTGCTGCAGCCAAGTGGCTTTCGCAGAAGTACCCTGACTTGGCATTCAAGCCTAGCCACCGGCATGTCATCCTTGCCGTTGAGACAAAGGGTGAGTTCCGTGCCGCCAAGTTTATCATCAAACGTCGCACCATCGACGCTGGCCGTGAAGAATACTTGTCATTACTCGACCGACTCCAGCACCACTTTGAAACTGGTGACTGGGTTAACGATTACGAATACGCAAAAGATGGAGCCTATTACATCTGATATCGAAGTAGTGGATTGGCTGCTAGCCCACATCAATGAAAATGTGGACTGGTCTAATCCGTTCCGAGACGAAGAGTTTCAAAAGCTCAAGGCATTCGTAGCTGATGCTACCATGCAACCCCTTGACTGCGTGACAGTTGACAAGGACACCGACGGTGGGCGCTTGTTTAACAAGCTCCGCATCTTGGCCAAAGAAGAACGTCTCGATTCCATCGGAGCAGACATTCAGTTTATACGTATTGAGAAGTACCCGCACCTGTCCAAAGTTAGAGGGACAGAGCTGGCGTCTCTTGACTACGTGAAGAAGGTGCACTCAAACCGGCCCGCCTGCTCCCAAGTGGGGTATGGGGGTGCCGTGTTTACGTGCTCGTCTCAAGACCGAGTGGAGCGTGCTATCGATGCACACATGAATTACAGGAAGCGTATCCGCGTTTCACTTAACAAAGTTTCTTTTCAATGAGTAGCTACAAACAACCACCAAAGCCAGCGACGCAAGTCGGCGGCGACCACTACTCTAGTCTGAGTATTGAGCCTATCCAGTTCATTGAAACGAACGCGCTTGGTTATCACGAGGGTAACGTCGTCAAGTATGTTAGCCGCTGGCGTAACAAGAACGGACTGCAGGACCTACAGAAAGCCAAGTGGTACATCGACCGGCTTATCGAACTGGAAACCAGTAAGATGCCAGAGATGTTTCAAGACCCTAAAGTAGAAGAGTTCCTCGAGGAGCTCGACCAATTTGACCCAACCATTGACCCAGTATGAACGTAAAGCTGATTGCACACACGCCGGACCCAGAGAGGACGATTGTAGAAGTTGCACGGGTATCCAGCAAACGCACAGACAAGACCAGTAACTATGCAGGCCTAGTTAAATACTTAGCTAAGCACGCGCACTGGTCTCCGTTTGAGCACGCAACGTTTACGTTTGAGATTGAGACGAGCAAGGCAATCGGCATCCAGCTGATTCGCCACCGCTCGTTCTCATTCCAAGAGTTTAGTCAACGGTATCAAGACGTCAATCAACTCGGCAACATGTTCGAACCTATCGAGCTGCGTAAGCAGTGCGATGACAATCGACAGTCTAGCACTGAGGTGTTTAACCCTGACATTCGTCCCGGGTTTCCTGCTTCTGAGTTGATTGACCACGTGCTTAACGCTACTAGCCATGCTTACGATGAGCTCATCAAGGCAGGGGTAGCACGCGAGCAGGCACGTTTCATCTTGCCACTGTGCACTAGCACAAAGATTCACATGACCGGCAACGTGCGTTCTTGGATTCACTTCCTTGAGCTGCGCGATGACGAACATGCCCAGAAAGAAATCCAGCTTGTGGCAAAGGAGATTAAGAGCTATCTTAAAACCCTGCTTCCCACTGTTGCGGAAGCTCTTAACTGGTAATCTATGTGTGAATTTTGTGAAGCAGGAAACTGCACGTGTATCAAGATGAACTCTGAACTTGCTAAGGCAAGCGAGGAGAAGATGGCAGACGTCAAAGTCTGTGACCTCTCAAGCGAAGCAGGAGACTGCGAGGCTTGCGGGGCGTAACTGTGTTTGGAACAAGAGGGGGTTCGATTCCCCCTCACAGTTCGGAGTTTTACTCCATTGTGTTGAGAGAGAAGTCAGGGGGCCGGAGGTAAGAGACCGGCCCCCTTCTTCGTATCAACCAATGAGGTTCTTAACCTCGGAGTAAGCCATGTAGTTTGACGGAATGTCAATCAAACGTTTAGCGTGGTCGTACAGCGGAATAGCCTTACCTGTCTTAACAGCAAGCTTGCTCTTACCGCGATTCAGACCACCCTCGTAGACTGCGAACCCTTGTCCAGTAGCAAGGCGTGCCATGTCGACGACACCCAAAGTACCAATCTTAATCAGGTTCTCAATGCGAGCACCACCGGCCATTGGGTCCTTACCAATCTGATTGGTCAGGTTCATCAAGCCAATCGGCGTGTATGTGATAAGCTCCATACCCAAACGCTCGGTACGAGACAAGGCAAATGCAGTCAGCCAGTTCTCGTCATCACCTCCACCAAGGAGAGAGACTGCCAGTGCCGTACCTGCAAGCAGGGCTGCACCACCCATCACCTCGATGATTGCGCGGCGAGCATGCCGCTGCATGAACTGGTCCTCCGGAGACAACGTATCCAACTTCGCAAACAACTTGCGAGCTTCCTGCACATCTTGCAGCGTAGCAGCCAGCACCTCCCGCAGTGCGCGGTACGTACCAATCTCCTCACGCTCACGCGCCTCGTTGTAGTGGCGAGCAGTAAAGCGGGTCTTCATACCCATCGGCAACCAACGGCGGAACTGCATAGCCAAGCGGCCATACCATTGCCGTTGCAAGAGACCTGCGTCCTGCTTGTTGTATGCACCGTGCACGTACTGGTTCTGGTGGCGCACCTTGTTAGTAAACGCACCCATAGAGTTAGAGTCAAGCGGCACGTGGCGCGCACCGGACTTCATCTGTGCACCCTCGGGGAACGAGATAGCACCAGTCTTCGGGTCATGCTCGAGAGCATCGTAGAGGTTTGTCACCTCACCGTCGGCGAGAACAACTTCGGTGTCCATCATCATGGCAAACATCACACTGTTCTGCAGCATAAGCTCGCCGTAAGTCTGACCGATAAACGCCTTGCTCATAGCCTTGCTAGTCCCGCTCTCACGCATGTTGAACGGCAGCTCGCGCTGGTCCTCTGCAATGTCGAAGCTGTGGATGACGGCCATAGCCTTGTCTTCCAACGAACGCTTGCCAGTCCAGACATCAGACAACAGCTTGCTAGACCTAGACTGCAGCAACTTGTTGGCCTTCTTCAAAGAATCCTTAGAGTAAGCACCCTCGCCAAGGTTAGACAAGCGGTTCTGCACAACACCGTATCCGTAGTTGTTGACCCACGCAGAAGGGTTCAAACCAACACCCATCAAAGAGGTGTACGTCTGCACGCCGTCAGCAAACGAGTCAAGCGAACTCTTGTCGCGCCAGTTGTCCGCAATGGTACCCTCGAAGAACGCATCAAACGTCTTGATGATGTTGGAGTTACCTCCAGCTTTCCAAGCTGCCCCCTTCTTACCGAAGGTGTGCTTGCTATCAACCACCTTACTATCAGCGAGATAGCCGCGCGTCAGGTATGCCATGGCCTCGAGAGACCGACGACCTGTTTGCTTGTGGCTGTCGATGACGAACTGACGGATGTTGTTCTTGAACGCATCGTCGTCAGCAAACCCGTCGAACTCCTTGTTCTTGTGAGCAAACGTCCACGCACCATTGTTTGTGGTGTAGATGGGGTTACCCTGTGAGTCAACGCCTTGCTCGTTACCAATCATGTGCTCAATGTCCTTGAGCTCGCTAATGAGCTTGTCGCGTTCACCCTTATCCTTGAGCAAGTCAATCTTCTCGCGGAGCTTGTCGGCCTTACGCTTGAGACCCTCAGTCGTGGTCTCGCCCTTGTGACTCTTGTAAGTCGGGACGTAACCACGCTCAATCATACGTGCACCGTGGCTACCAGTAGCCCGAGCGAAGACGTCCTTCAACTCGTTCAGTGCACCCTTGACCTCATCGCTAGCTGCAGTCCACTCAGCATTGACGTGCTGTGACTTAGGCTTAGCCTTGCCGTCGAAGTTCTTGTTCTGGAACTCCTCTTTCACCGTGTGCTTGGCGTACTTGCCAGTCATCGGAGTAGCCTTGCCGTTAATCTCGGCAACTGCGTTCTCTGCAACGAACGAGTTCAGTGCATTGACTGCATCGTAATCCTTCTCGTAATCTTCGCCAGCCTCGCGTGCTGCGTCGATACGTGCAATCTCCTCCTCTTGTGTACGCTTGGCTTCTTCGTATGCAACTTGGAATCCGTCGGCCACCTCAATGTTGTGGTACTTCGGGAAGTCCAAAGCCATGTGCTCCAACTCAGTGGCCAGCTCACGTGACTGCTTACGAATCAGTGCGTTGTTCAGCTGCGGGTTACGCAGGCGGTTCTTAAGTTCAAAGACACGAGACTCAATGTTCATGGTGTGCTCGATGCCGAACTCGTTCATGTACTGCTGCGTCTGCTCCATCTCCGTGTTGGCCGCGTCGAACTTAGCAAGAGCAACAGGACCTTGGCGGCGTGCCTTCTCCCGTCCCTCGTAGTACTCGCGACTAAACTCAGTAATGAGATACTTACCGTCCGCAGTCATCAACTTATCCAACGGCACACTAACGCTGTCCAACAACTGGTTCACCTTAGCGGCGTCCTGCTTGGACTCAAAGTTAGATGCGTCCATGATGCCGGAGGCCAACTTGTGCGACAGCTGCATGACAGCGTTCTTGAGCTCTGCACCACCAAGTGTTGCACTGCCCGTGGCACTAGAGTCCTTAGCCAACTGCTGGGTTTTAGCGTAGTCGAACAAATCAAACACGTTGATACCGTCAAGGTCAGCCTCGGTCAGCGTCTTGTCTGTAGACTGAGCCAACAGCTTCTTGCTGATAGCCTCGCGTGCAAACTGGTCAAGCTGGTCATACGCCCGCTCCATCTCGTTGCGAGCTTGCATGAGCTCACCCAACAACTTCTTCTGCGCAGGACCCACAGTCTCGATGCCGTCGAACGAAGCGATGGCAAGCTTGAGACGGTTCATCTCCTCACGCAGGGTGTATGCTTGGTCAAGCAGCACCTGCTCTTCAGGGCGAATGCCCGGACGAGAGATGTTGCTATCCGCATTAGTCATGTAGTCTTCGAGAGACTCGACCACAGTAAAGCTAATGTTCGTCGCGTCCTGCGCTGCGTTCTTAACCGCAGCCATCTTCACGCCGTTGGTAGCCTTGCTCTTCAGTCGCTTCTCCAAATCCCATGCACGGTTCAGTGCATCCTGTGCCTCTTCAGACGTGCCACCACGACGGCGCATGTTCTGCAAGTGCTCAGCTACCTCACGACGAGAGTCCTCGATTGCAGTCTGCAGCGTATTAGTACGACGCTGGTACTGCTCGGTAACAATGTTGTTGAGGCTGATGTCGCTGATGTCACCGGACATGAGCTTTTCGGCGAGCTGCTCCGTAGCCTTTGGCGTGATGCCGAACAGCTTACCGATAGCCCGCATGATGCGGTTGTAGATAGTCTTAAACTTAGACTGGTTCTTCTGGTTCTCAAACAGCTCACTACCCTTACGGCCAATGGCAGTAACGAGCACCTCCATACCGAGGTCGCGGTCGTTCAGCTCAGGGTAGGCCTCCTCGACCTGTGCCCACAGCTCAGAGTCACGCAGCTCCTCGATACCTTGCTGCACCAGCGGGTTGCTATAGCCCAAGCCCTCGACCAAGATGTGGCCAAACTCGTGTGCGATAGTGTCGCCTTGCAGCGTGTCGGGGTGCAGGGTAATCTTAGCAGCTCCCTTGTCAATAACCACGCGGCCGTTCTCCGGCAACGAGCTATCGAACTCAACCTGCACGTGGATACCAGCCTTACGGAACCGGCCCTTGAGGTGCTCAATCTTATCATCACGAGACACCTCGGGTCCGTACTCCAGCTTGGAGTACCAGTTCTCGTTCTTCTTAGAAGTCTGGTGAATCTGGAAACCCTCCAGCATACGCTTACCGTTAAACTTCTGACCTTCGTTCGGAGACTTAGCGGAACCCCATTCAATCTCACCGTTCTGCTCGTGCGTCGGGAAGATGACGTGTCCGTCGTTAGTGCGGAACACACCCACCATACCAGAGTCAGCCACCTGCATCACAGCTGCAGACAAGGGCTTGTTGATACGTGGGACATTAGGATTCCAGATGTCCTCCTGTATGATAGCGTTAGGCTCAGCACGCATGGCCTCGTCCGTCTTACCATGTGCACCCGTAGCGCGGGCAATAGCCATAGTAATATCACCCGGCAAGATACCGGTCAAACGAGACTGGCTCATACCGTAACCAGAACGCTGCGCTTCGTACGCGTCGATAGCCTCAACGAATGACACGAAGTCGTCGTTATCCGAGTCGTACAGCTCTTGCACGTCTTCGGCAAGCTGGCGCGCCTCAACCTCATCGCTAATACCGACAAGCGTAATGTTGTCGAAGAAGATGCCCCGCACTTCGTATGGCTTGGGCTGCACCAGCAACTTGCTGATGACACGGCCCAACGGTGTGCTGTCGCCCTTAACTTCGTCGCTAGTGCGCAAATAGCGCAGCCAGTTCTCGAGACTCCAGTCCTCCTTGTTCTCAGGCAGCAGGCCCGGGGACATGTTCTTACGCTCACCCATCGCGGTGTACGTCACCTTGTCGGTGTGGATAGCAGCCGCTTGGTTACGCTTGAACGCATCCCACTGCGCCATCTTCAGTCCGCGAGACAAGCGGTCCTCTGAGTGCATAGTCAAGTATGTCAAGTAACCGTCACCCAAATCGTTCAAGAGCTTAGACGTCTCGTTGAACATAGACTTCATGCGGTTCTTAATCGGCAAAGCAGCTGAGAACTCACCCTTGGTTTCAGTCGCAGAAGTGTGCGGCCTACCCGGGGTAAAGAACGAACCGTGCACCAAGTCCTCGTTGCCCGAGCCAGTCAGCATGACTCCCTCGATGTCGTTCTTAACGTTCTTCTTATCCAAGCGAATCACCTTATTGATGTGACGCATCGGACCGCTAACCTGCTCACGCCACGTACCAATGCCTGCCATGAGCGTACCCATGTCATTGGTCGTGGTGTTCAAGTTACTACTGCCGCGTACAGTGAATTGGAACTTCTCTGGGTAATACTTAGCAGAGTTTTCTTTGCTGTTGTTAGCAGCCATCTGCAAGAACTGTTCACCCCTTTCCGTCTGAGCCATCACAACAACAGTGTCGTTGGATGCGTCCATAATACGAATGTGGCCTGCAGCCTCCATGCGCATTGCGTCAGACTGTACAAGGTCGATAGCCGCGTCAAGGTCTCCGTCACTAAGCATGACGAGCTCCATGAACATACTAAAGTTGTCGTCGGTAATACCGAGCTTACCGTACACCGGGTCCTTAGCGCCGTCCATTGCAGCAGCCACAGCCTCGGAGTGGATGTTCTTGTTGGTGTCGGACACCGTGCGGTAGTCAAAGCCTGCTCTGTTGCCGTTGATGGTAAGGGGAGCGCCGTAGACAAAACCGTTACGGATGAGGTCCTCAAAGATAATGTTGCGGTTAGCAGCCTTACCCTTCAGTGCAACACCTGCCATGTTATCGCTACGCATGCTGATGTGCGTGGTAAGCGAGAGCGGGTTGTGTACAATCTGCTGCTCAGCCTCCTGCGTACGGATAGGACGGCTCTTCGCCTTCGCGGAGAACGTGTCGAATCCTTGCGGTGCCATGATGTACTTAAGGTTGCGCTCATCTTCGAACACCTCTTTCATCAAATCAAACAGCTTATCCTGCTTGCTATTGTCGTTAGCACGGAACTGGAAGAACAGCTTGTCCACGTCAAAGTCAGAACCCATCTGAGTCACGAACTCGTCCGGCACAATCACGCCGTCCATGCCGTCAGGCAAGAACTCGACAATCTCGACAAGCGCGCCAGAGTTAATAGACTCGGACGGGATACGCAGCGTAATAGACTGCAACACCTCCGGAGCCTTGGCACGAATCTCTTCGATGGTCATGTCCCGGTACTCCTTAGGCAAGCTGTCCTTAGACGCAGCAATCTGTGCCGGGAGAATCTTGTCCCCCTCCTTGCGCATAGGCAGCAAGCGGTTCTTGTTAGTCCGGAAGAACTGGCTGGCCACCTGCACTTGCGTACCACCGTTCACTTGAATGGTGTTCACCTCCTTCTGCACAGCAGAGAAGATACGGCCACGCACTGCACCAATCACACTAGGCGCGGTGAACATGCCAGCTTGAATTAGCTTACGGCTAGAGTCCGTAATTTCATCTGCAGCCATTTCGCTAAGCAGCCACTCAGCAAACTTCTTGGGGTTAATCTCTCCGTTGCTAGTCTCGAACTGACCAAAGAACTTGTCGTACTGCTCCTTGTAAATCTCATCCATAGTCTGGACGAACTCGTTAGAAATACGAGCACCCTCCTCGCCCATGTTACGGACAGCGGCGGCAGTCACAATCTTCTCGAGCTGACTAGCAAGCTTGTTCTCGGAGTCAGAGTGCCAGTGGTCGGTGACGTTAACCTGCTTGCGGTATCCTGTCATCGGCAGCTCGTACACGAACTCCTCGTCAAACGAGGCTTTTTCTTCGTTAGTAGTAGGAGCAACGCCAGTGAACTCACCCTCTGCGTTACGCAGTGGGATGTTGTTCTTGTGCTGACCCACCTTGTGGGCCGTGCCCATCTGCACTTGGTCAACACCAGACGCGCGCATCCAGTCCTCAAACTTCTTAAACTCGGGGCTAAGCGCACCCACCACAGGGATGATGGAGTTCTTAATCTGGTACGAGCGGGACATGCCGAGGTCCGCATCAAACTGACGCGTGTAATAGAACGGCTTGTACGGGCGCAGCAACTTCACGTCGCTAGCGTCCAGCTTCTCACCCTTCTTGGCCTTTGCAATAGCAGCACCAATCTCAGGGGTCCAGTCACCGTGCTCCATCAGGATGTCCTCGTAGAACTCAAGGCTCACGTAGGACTGAGCGTCTGCAATCTCAACCTTCTTGTAGTTGTCGTCAAGAGCAAACGTCTGGTCAAGTCCTTCCCAAAGCTTCTGCAGATTCTCGACGGACTCAACCATCGTCACGCTGCGGAAGTGGGAGCGAGCAGTAACGCCTGCGTTAGCAACACCCGGGGACAGGATGTGCTTGTGGCGCTTCTGCATGTCAACCGTGTTCTTCTTCAGCTTAGAGCTGAACTCGTTCGGCGTACCTGCAAGAGACACACCAGTAGACCAGTTGCTCATGTAGCCCGACACAACCATCGTCAGTGCGAGCTCCATGTTATTGGACTCCTTGCGGTTAGACTTTTGCTTAGCGCGCTGGAAGTTCTCGTCAGCAACAAGAGCTTGCGCCTCCTTAGCAAAGGAACCCACGGCCTTGTCCACTGCCTCATTAAGCAACTCCTCTGGCAGCGTAGCCATGTCAATCTGGAAGTTGCCTTCCCCGTCTTCGTTCTTCCTGTTCAGCTCTTTGCTCAAGTACTCGTGCACCGCACCAATAGTAAAGCGGCCCGGCACGCGCTGCAGCTCGTAGAACTCAGACTTAATAGTCTTGCGCAGCTGCATACGCGCTGCTTTCTTGCCTGCGTCAGAGCGCATGTCGTAGATAAACGCCGGCACCATCATAGTGTTCGTAGCGTCAGACGGCGTAGTGATGGGCAGGAAATGGTACTTGCTGTTGTGCGCAACCTCAACCGGATTAGACACTGCAGAAATCAGCATACCCATCCACTCCTCTTCGGTCATCTCCGTGTACTTAGCTTGTGAGCTTTCGTTACCACCAAGACGATACGTGCGGATAGCAGCCATGCCTGCCATGTCCATCGGCTTGCTTGCTCCGTTAGGGAACAACAACTTGCCGTAGGTAGTGGCGTACATGCGCGGGTCACGGAAGACAGTCTCCCGCAGCTTGGCTTCGATGTCCGTACCTTCTGGGAAGTTCTGGAACTGGTCGAACCACTCCGTAATAAACGACGGCACTTGCTTAGAGAACTGACGGCTGCCAGCCACGTTGTTAAACGTAGTGCTAATAGCACCCATGTCTGCAGCTTGGAACTGCTCAGCAAGCTTCATCAAGTGCTTGTTAAACAGCTTGTCAGATGTCAAGTCTGTAACGTCTTTGGCGTTAGCTACGCCAGAGTACGCGCCCAGCACGTTAGCAATATTAGAGAACAGCTTAGCGCGTGCATCTGGGTCTTGTGTAATCTTAGCCAAGACAACACTACGTGCCTGCGGGTCCATAGTCTGGAAGCCAATAACGTCAAGCCACTTGTTAGCAGTCTTTTCAAACTGCTCATTCGTCATGTTAGGCACTTCCTTAAGTGCCCGTTGTGCAGCAGCTTGTGCGTCACGTGCAGTCTGCACAAGGTCCTTGCCTTTGGCAGCGGCAATTTCTTCCATGCGCAACTGAATCGGCACACGGTTGTGGTTAGCCAAGGTACCACCGAATGGGCCCCTGACCTCAATAAACTTGCGGTTGTTCACCACCAACTCAGTCGTGTCACCACGGCGGAAGCCTGCAAAGAACTGAGCGCGCACGTCCGGCGTCTCTTTCATAAGGCGCAGACCCAGCAACTTAAACTGCGGGTACGAGTCACCCATGCGGAAGAGCTCGTCAATCATAGCCTCAGGCGTAGCCTTGTTAGCAAGGCGCTCGCTCATGAACGCAAACACTCGGTCTACTTGCATCATCTGCGGCAGGCCAAAGTGTGTCTCAGTAGCGTTAGAGTTAACAAGGTTCTGCACCTCAGCGATGTGCTCCTGTGCCTTAGCAAAGTCACCCTCCTGTCCTGCCAAACGAGCAGCAGCCATGTGGAACTCAATCTGCGGAGAGTTCTGTGACAGCTCAATGCTGACCTCGGGCGTAGTGTTGATGAGGTTGCGGACGTTAGCCGACAGGCTGTCCTTCGGGTTCATCTTCTCAAACGAGTCGTTGTTCTGCTGGTGCTGGTTAGTACCGGCAGTGAACTCAGTATCAAGTGCGCTTTTGGTAAAGGCGCGCACGGTGGGGTGCTCAGACAAGAACTTGCTAATAGGCTCAACGTCTTGTTTAAACAGCTTTTTGTAGCGAGCAGCAAGCTCTGCACGATTAGGCGCAGTCTTCAAGACCATGTTAGCTTGGTGAACCATAGCCTGCATACCGAGCTGAACCATCTTCTGGTTAATCAGGTCCTCCTGTTGGATGCCGTCCATGTCCTGCGCTTTAGCCATAGCGTTGTACTCCTTACGGCTCATAGCGTTGAGCTGCTTAAGGTCGTTGTACAAGTTCATGATTGACGCAGGAGCCTTGCCGCGTTGTGCAGCACGGATAGCGGTAAAGGCAGCTGACTGCACATTCTGCACTAGCTCCTTTTGTACGTTCTCGTTGTAGTCAGGCAGGTTCTCTGCAATCAACATGTTACGCGTAGCGTACTCCCGCACGCGGGGGCTAGCGTTGTTAAACTTACCACGGTTGATTTGCTGAAACAACTTAGCCTTACGGTAGCCGGAAAAGCCTTCCTTAGTAAGAGCATTGATAAGCTCCATAAGCTCAGAAAAGAAGCGGCGAACCACAGACTTTTCGTTCATGCTCTTGCCGCTAGTCATCATATACTCACGGAAGTCCTCAGCCAAATCTTCTTCCAAAGCTTCTTCGCTCTTAGCTCCGTACAAACGCTTAGCGTCTGCCATGACCTTAGCCTGACGGTCATCAGACAAGAACATCTGGAACACGGCGTGGAATGCCTCGTGGTACTCCGTACCTTTTACAGCGCGGTCGCTCACCTCAACGGCACCTTTCTCAAAGATACCGTATCCGAGGAGACCATTACGCTCGATGATGCCCTTGACTCGCTTGAACGGGACAGAGCTCATGTTCTTGGCCCACCACTCTTCGGCCTCCTTCATGTCAATCTTGGTAGCTCGGTCTGCGTTGTTAGAGGACTCAGCAGCAGCAATCGTAAGGAAGCTGAAGTCTAAGTCGCCTTCTACGTCAAACGCCTTTTCACCTTCTGGGACAGTAGAGTCCTTGTCCATAAGACCGTCAAGCAAGTCCTTACCACTCAAGGTAGTAACAGGCTTAACCTCACCACCCGTCAACACGGTAGCAGTCATAGTCAACTGCGTCTTCATGGTGTTCTCGTTAGAGAAGCTCTTGTCCTTGTCGCCTTCGTTATAAGGGTATGCCGGTGCAAGTGGGTGCGTCCAGCTGATAACGTTGCCGTCCCCGTCCACTACAGGTGAGTGACCTAGCTTCATCTCGGAAGCCACGAAGTCAGAGATGCCGTCGAACTTAGTACCACCAACGGTAAAGGACTCGTCGGTGTTAAATGCAGAGTCGCCTTGTGCAATCTTGACTGCAATGTCAACGTTCATGTTAGGCACAATCTCCTCAAGCGGAGTGCTCCATTGACCGTCGCGGTAGATAGACACCGCTAAGTTCTCTGGGCTTTCAGGTACCTTAATGTTACGATTGTCTGCAAAGATAGCAAACACACCGGGCTCAATCTCTTGGACAATGTTGCTACCAATAAGGTTCTGTGCACGCGCAATGCTGTTAGCCGTAGGATTCGCAAGCTCCGTAATAATGTCACGGGCAATGCGCTCGCCGTTGTTTAGCATGCTTACAGTCTGGCCCGGCATCTTAACCCAGATGACCTCGCCTGCACTTTCAATCGGCACAAACAATGCACCAGACTCGTGGCGGCTAAGGTTAAACCCGTCCTGCTGATGGCGCGTCTCATTGTACCCGTAAGGTGTAATCGGAGCAGCACGCTCACCACTACGCTTCAAGGACATTTCCTTGTTACCCGTGTTAGGCATCATCAACGCAATACCGTGACGGCGGATAGATGCACCCACACCATACTGCTCAGCCCGCACTTCCATGCTGCTGTCCATGATGAGACTACCCTGTGCCTTGTTGCCAAAGCTAGTCTCGCCAAAGTTAATGTTAACACGGAACGATACGCCGTCAGCGATGTTCTTTCCGTTAGCCGTGTGCAGCTCCCACAACTGCTGGCGCAGAGCGTGCATCTGTGCAGCCCGCTCAAAGTGCTCAGCCTGCGTAGGCCCAGTCATCATGCGGTTCTCGTGCTTACGTACCTCGCCCACACGTGAACCAACGCCAAATCCGTCCTCAGATTTCTGACGGAACATCAAGCCTTTGTTCTTGCCGCCTTTAATGACACTAGTGCTCTCAGCCATACCACGTCTGTGTGCAGCCATCATAAGCGCACTCGTGTTTGGCAATGTGCCAAGTCGCTGGTCTCCTACAAAAATGTCCAGTGCCAAGGTGTCGCCTTTACCGCTAGGACGGTACTGACGGCGGCCTTTCTTGTTCTTCTCAGTAAGCAAGCTATCAGCAGCGTGCGTATCCTTAAGAGCGTCAAAAACCTCAACGCTTGGAATAGGCGTAGTGTCGCCTACAACACGGATAGTAATAGGCTCCGTGTTAGCGCCAGAGATAACCTCTTGCAACAGCAGCATCTGGTCCTTCGTCAGGCTCTCGTCCATAACGATAGGGCCGTTGGCGGTGTGCACAAGGTAGGGTTCGCCACGGTGACGGTCGTAGTCAACCGACAGCTTCTCCGTAAAGAACTGAATCAGGTCAGGGGTCTCGATGGTAACAGTACCCGGTTCCAACTCTACCGTCGTAACAGGCTGGTTATCCTGAGGGTCCTCGTCCTTAGTATCGTCTTTGCCCGGGTCCGGTGCGTCGTCCGGGTCAGGCTCTGCGTTGTTAACTTCAGGCTCAGTCAACCCGTTAAGCTTAGCCAACGGGGTGTGAGCAATCATGCCCAAGTAGTCGGCGCGGCCAGTCACGATAGCATTCAGCTCTTCCGTGCTCAGGCTGTCGTTCGTGTCGTAGCTAACGTCAACAGGGATAATGCCAATCTCAGGAACAGGACGTCCAAGTTGGTTCATCAGCATCAGGCGGTAAGCAGACAACTGCTTCTGGTGCTTCTGTTGCAGCGTAGGAGAGCCTTTGTAGCTTTTATCTCCAGTGCCGTACTTAGCCTTGCCGGTACGACGATTAATACCGTCGGTCTCGAAAGGCACAACCTTCTTCTTAGACGCAGCATTACGGATGGTCTTCATGTCATAGACACGGAAATTACCTTCGGCGTCTACAGTCAACAGGTCAACCGTACCAGCAACACCAGACGCACTAGGGTCTAAGTTGCTGACATCCATGTCGTTAAACAGCACGACGTCTTTAGCAATAACCTTCTCACCGTTAGCAACAAACTGTGCCTCCAACTCCATGAGTTGCAGTGCCAGCTTCTCTTGATGCTCAACGGGCAAGTGGGGGTATGCCTCTGGTGCGCGCACATTGCCGTCCATAAAGTCACGGACAAACTCGTCAACAGAGTTACCAATGTTAGAGGACGGAATACCAAACGTGTCAGAGAAAGACTCCTCTGCAGCGTTCGGTCCCTTCATCCACGTAGTCGTGCGGACGTACCGCTGACCTGTACGGCTATCAACGTAAGCCGAGCCATCCTCGTTTAGCTGTACATACTTGCTGTTTTCAAGCAGCGTATCAATATCCTTCTGTACCTCAGTCGGAACTTGTACATCCTTGCTACGCTCTTGTTCCTTCTGGGTCTCGTTGTTCTTAGCTTGGTTGACCATGTCCGTCAAGGCATCGTCAATCTCTTGCTCTTCCTCAACAGTCTCGGCAGTCTTCTTCAGCGCCTCGAGCTCCTCCTTTGTCTTAGCTTCTTCCTTAGCTTCCTTACGCCGCTTAGTGCGCTCTTTATCTTTAGCAGCCCTGCGCTCCTCAGACTTCTCGACCAGCTTGTCGATGTTCTCGTCACTCAAGAATGCAGCACGCTGCTTAGCAAGCTCAGCTTCTTGGAAGTCCAGCTCAATCTCGCTCTGCAAAACATCGTCTGCTTTGTTCTCACCAACCTCTTGGATAGGCGTGCCCTCGGTAACAATGTCTTCTGTAGTACCTGCCTTAGCAGTCTCGACACCAGCCTTTGCAGCCTCTACCGCAGCGTTAGCTTCAATCAACTCATCAGCCAGTTGACGCTTAGCAGCCTCGTTGTCTGACTGGTTAGCAACTGCAGCCTTAAGGCTCTCGACCTTAGCCATAGCAAGGTCAAGCTTTTCGTTTGCTGCAGCAACAGCGGCTGTGTCAACCGTAGTGTTCTGCTCAACCTTACCAACAATGCGCTCGGTCATAGCCTGCACAGCTTCTCGGCCGCCCATAGCTTCCTCAAGCCGCTCGATTACCTTGGCATCCTGCTCCTCTTCCTTATTCAGGTATTCGTTGAGGTAGTGCCACATAATCTCCCGCTTACGCTCTTCGCTCTTGGGCAGACCCTGCAGCTTACGAGTGTTAGCTTGGCGCTTGTTTGCAATCTTGTTAGCGACAAAGTCGTGTTGCAGGAGTTGGTTCATTACCTCCATGCCCGTGTCCTCATCGAGGCCGAGCTCTTGCACCACAAGCTGTCCCTTCTCAACAGACTGCTCAGCAGTGTTAAACTGGTTAGCAATGTCGTTAAGCGTCTGCTCAATCATGCGAGGGCTGTGACCCTCTTCGCGCAGTGCCTCCTCAAACTGAGCCAACTGAATCTCCAGCAGGTCAGCCGTTCCGCTGTACGCAGACTCGGCTCCCATTCCAAAAGCCTCTGCAGTAACGGCCTCACGCACAGCCTCACGCTGCGCACGAACGTCACCAGTCTTACTAGCGGCATCAACCTTTTTACCAATCTCAGCAAGGGCTTTCTTACGCGTCTCAATCTGCTCCATGATTTTCTCATGGTTACGCGTAGCCTTGCCACGGCCAACAAGAGAGCCGCCACCTGCCATCACGCCTCCACCGAGAGCGCCAAGGAATGCAGACTCCCACAAGTGGTCATCAGCAACGTACTCATTGAAACGGTCACCAAACTTAGTTTGCTCGCCTCCAGAAATCTGACGGCCAAGGTAACGACCTTCGTTCTCACCAATAAAGTTAACAGCTTCCTCAATACCCTCGGTACCAGCTTCAAACAACGTAGCGCTCAGACCCTTAGCCCGTGCGATGTTACGCTGCTTACGCGTCAGCTCTTTACCAGCAGCTGCTGCCTTTTGCTTAGCGCCTTTGAGCCCACGCCGCACACCCCGCGTACCCTTGAGGGCCTTTGAGAGTGCACCCATGTGCAGGAGGTCAAAGCCAATGTTCAGGCTGTTTACCTTGTAGGACTGCAACGAGGCTTGTCCTGCCACGTACTCAGCAAGCTCTTCCTTAGTAGGTTGGTGTCCCAACTCTTCAACAGCAGCACGCCATGCAGTAGTGCCCTTGAACTGCTCGACGCCTCCGTCAGAATTAGCAATGTCAGCGTAAGCCTGCTCGTACACGTCGTGCGCAGAACGCATGTTCTCTGCGTGACGCATGGCCACAGCACCACCAAACTGACGACCGACAGCAGAACCAATGTTACCAGCCTTGGCAACACTAGCCAGCTCCTCAGCCTTGTCCAAAGTCTTACCAATCTTGTTAATCTTGTTCAGCGTGCGTCCTGCCTTTGACAGAACCTTAGCAGCAACAAAGCCAGCACCCATACCGGGCACAAACATAGAAGCAGTAGACGCAAGAGACGGCAGGTTCTTAGCCCACCACTTGACGTTCATCACGTCCATAGTCTCTCCAGCCCGCAGGTCGTAGATTTCGTTGCCATCCTCAAAGCTACCCCGCACCTCTTGGCCGAGCATCTCAAGGAAGTTGCGCTCCGTGTTCTTAGGGTCGGTCAGCGTGTTCCAGTTGAACAGCGCACCGATACCTTCCATACCACCGCCGACGACTTCGCCCACAGCGTTCATAGCTCCACGGCCCAGTGCCTCCCAGCCAGACTGGTTCAGAGCCGCAGACTCAAAGTTATCATAGCGACCGAACTGTGTCGTGTCGTCCATGAACTCCTTGGTCTCGTCAAAGCTCCGTACCTGCTCGGTAGGCCCTTGGCTAAAGGAAAGGTTGTTAAAGTTCAGACCGTACTCAGGGGTATTCGATATAGAATTTCCTGATGTTTCTTGGTTCGGGGTATTAGTTCCCCCATCCGTGGTGTTCTCCTCAGACATTACTTAGTGTGCTGTGTAGGTTGGGTGTGCCGTCACTGTGTTTTATTCAGCTCGACACCAATGCCAGACAAGATACCAGCAAGTGTACTGGCGTCTTGTGAATTGATAGCGTTTGTAAGAGTAGCAGCAGCCGCTGGGTTGCTAGCCAACATGTTCTTGCCGTTAACGTTTACGGTGTAGTCACCGTCAGCATCTCGCACCAAGGTGGCCATGCCATCCATGCGGTTAGAGAAACGAGACAACGGGATAGTTACATCAGTGTCACCATTAAATGCGCGTGACGTTGCTGTACGTGCCTCTGCTCCAAGTTGCGGGTTGAGTCCCATAGCTGACTTACCGAGTTGTGCGTAGTTAACGTTCTTGCCGTCACCGTAGCCCTTTGCAATACCTTGATTGAAGCGCTGAGCGGTAAGACCAAAGCGGTCTGCCGGCATCTTAATATACACAATTTCTTCGACACCTTCAGCATTCTTGACCTTAAATTCTGCGTAATCTGAAGATTGTCCAAAGCCAATAAGCTCGCCGTCAGTGTACCCTGCTTCAGCAAAGTCTTCTTGTCCCTTCTTGACAGGCCTACCAGTCTCAGGGTCAAGCATCTCAATCTGTGCCTGACCAAGAAGCTGAGTAAAGGCGTTCTGACGAAGCTTAGTAACATCACCAGCGCTGTAGCCCATGTCCTGCAGAGCAATGTGCGCGTCCTCGATAACCATATTGGTAGTCGTGTTGGTGTACTTATCTGCAAAAGCATTACCTGCACCGTCGCCGTAAGCGTCACCAAACCAGTCGTTTACGCCAGCGCTGCTCAGCTTACGCTCAAGCGTGCTGCTAATATTGCCAACTTCTCCATACTTTTCAAGGTGCCACTGCTTGTAGTTAGTCGTGTTACCCATCTCCATCTCATGGATAGCGTCCATGCCATTCTGTTCAATGTACTCAACAAGGTGCTTGTCTTGCACGCTAGCAGCCTCTTGTCCGAGCTGGTTGGTGTAGAACTCAACAAACTCCTGCTTCACTACATCGTTCTCGGCGCCCTCGTCGGTACGCAGTTTGTTAATGATGTCTTTTGCATTCATGCCACGGAACGCGCCGTGCGTCTCGTCAACCATAGACGGGCCTGCGTGCGTAGCACCAACGCCAGTACCGAAGCCGCTACCACCGCTACCGCTGCCCTTGCCTTCCTTAGGAAGAGCTTGGCTTTTAATGTCGTACTGCGGGTTAGTAATAGCAGACACCTGCGGCTGAATCAACTGCAACGCGTATGCTTGCGGGTCCATGCCGTAGAAGCCAGCTGCCTCTTGGATTTGCTTAACAATCGTCGGGTCGTTCATCAACGTACCCATAAGCACCTGCGATGCTTGCTCGGGCGTAATGTACTTCTTAGTCTTCGTGTTAAGGAAGCGACCGTCAATAGTCTGGATAACGTCCTGCTGCTGCTTGATAGTCTTAGCAGCGTCAGTCAGCGTCTTGTTAATGTCCTTGTGCTCGTACAGAGAATCAAACTTTAGCTTGTCTCCAGCAGCAGCACCACCATAATTAGCAAGTTTACTAGCGGCAATACCGGCAACGACGTCGCCTCCAAACTTAGTGGGGTCCTCGTCAAACTTAGTCTGCCAGTCTTGGTACGCCCTGTAGTTACTACGAGCAACCTTCAGGTTGTCGTTGTTAGCATACTGACGAGACAGTGCTTTAATCTGCCGTTGGCTCTGGTGAGGGTTCTTAGAGAGCTCCTCAATCTGTGCGCGGATTTCTTTCTGCGCCTCGTTAAACATTGTGTCGTCCTGCTTGAGGTGCGAGTCTTGCCGGAAGGCATCCTCCAGTGCATCCTCTTGCGCATAGAACTGGTCAGCCCGCTGTGTGCGAGCTGCCATAGCTTGAGCCATTTCGTTGACGGGTGCGCCAATGTAGGTGCTAACGTAGGGGTTAGCCCGGAACTTGTCAAATACAGACATTACTGGTTGCGTTCTTCATCAGTTGCGCCAAGGTTGTACGGGTCGTACGCCTCACGCATGTACTTTAGTTTCTCACGGTCAAGAGCTGCACGCTGGAAGTCCGTGTACATACCGCCCAACGTCTGTCCCATGCTTTGGCGCATACGGTTCAAAGACGCAATACGGTCATTCTCAAAGTCAACGCCACGCTGCTGATTCTGTGCTTGAATCATTGCGTTCTGGTTGATAGTGTCGTTCATCATGCGCAGGTTCTGATTGCGCATCTGTGCTTCTTGCGTAGCCTCGTTGCCAAGCAGGTTAGCCATAGACCTCTGTGTAGCCTGCTGACCTGCACGCCGCATAGCAGCTGCAACCACAGGGTTAGATACGTTAGCCGCGATAGCAGCAGCACTACGTGCCTCTGCATCTTTAATCTGCTGCATCTGCTTGCCCACCTGAATGTCGGTGTTCATAGCCTGCACACGCTGCATCGGCATATCCACAGGACCCTCAAGGTTCTTCATCTGCTTCATGCTAGCCATCGTAGGCAACATCTGTGCAAGGCCACCGGCCAGCATACCAAGAGCCTGCGGATTAGCTTTGATACCGTCACCAATCTTATCCCGAAACTCACGCATGCGCGTAGTCTTTGTAGGAATAGCGGGGTCAGTAGACAAGTCTTGAGGACCACCGAGGATGTTACGTTGAACACCGCCGGGGTAGTACGCGTCACCCTTAGCAGTGTTAAGGATACGCTCAGGTCCAAGCATATCAAGAGGCTCGATAGGCGTAAACTCAGGACGCTGTGGAGCTGCAGCCGTACCACCAGTTTGCGGTGCAGGTGCAGGTGCTGGAGCAGGTGTAGGCCCCGGGGTAATTGTTACAGTGTCAAGTACTTGGTTGCCGTTGGCATCAACACCCGGTGCACCCGGAGTATTGTCTCCGCTTGTTTGTACTCCGCCAGTCATAACACCCTGATTCGGGTTTACGTTAGACTGCCTACGGGCGCCATACACGCCCTGATTGAGGTTCTCAAGATACGTGTTAAGGCCGTTATTTTTCCAGTCCTTAAGCTGAGGCTCTGTCAGAATGTTGGCTCCACCAGCACGAACAGAATTGACAAACATCTTGCCGTCGCGCACATACGCACCGGGAGTGCCGTCGTAAGGAACTGCCGTAACTCGGTCACTGTTAGTGATGTCTGAGTAAGGGTTGTCCTTACCTTGGGTAGACTTAATAACTTTGTCAGCTTCTCCCTGCCGTTGGTCAGCAAGGCGCTGCTCGTCAGTACGAACGTCACGCGGGATGCCATCAAAGCCTTTAGACGGGTCAATGCCCATCTGCTGTGCGGCATAAATCTTCTGACCCAAAGCGCTCATTGCAGTGAGCTCCTCTGGCTTAAAGATTCCCCTGCTAGTCTTACGAGCCTTCTCAAAGTTCTTGTAGCGAGTGTAGTCACTAGCTGTAAACCCTGCATCCTCTACAACAAGGTTGGGGTTATCAATAGTCTCTTGCTCATATTTAGTACCAAAGGTACCAGTAGACGTGCCGTCCCAGCCTTGGAGCGGGTCGATGCCTGCAGCCATAGCAGCCTCAAACAAAGGAACCATCGCCTTGAGGTGCGGGTTAGTTACAATCTCTCCATACCCCTGCTTGCGGTTGTAACGCTTATGGTCAAGGTAGTCTTGATACTGCTTGGCAGTAAAGCCGCCATCGTTGTACTTGGTCTTACCGCCGTACATCTTCTTCTGCTTGCCAGCTTCCTGAGCGTCAAACAGCTCGTCCATGCCAGCAGTCAGCTGTTGCAGCCTGCGGCTATAATCAGCAATACCGCTACGGTTTCCCGTGCGGTTTGCCTCTGCCAGTCCTTTTTCGTACTTGGCTTTCTTACCAGAGAGCTGCTTCATCATAGCAGCGTATGTATTCTTCTTAGCCATCAGAGCTTACTTAGCTTTTCCATAAGTGCAGCGTCTACCGTCAGCTTGTTGCTGTAGATGCGCGCACCTTTGTCGTCGGACATATCTACGCCTCCCTGCTTGTGGCTAGGTCCTTTGATTTCGTATTCCTGCGAGCTCACCTCAGAGATGCCGCCCTTACCAAATACCTTAGGCGTGTCGCCCTTCTGGTACTGAATCATCTCACCGCCTTCTGCCTCGTACTGCGGGCCAAGCGTCATACCACCCAGCTTGTACTCACCAGCCTGCATGCGAGCAAAGTCTTCCATGTAGTCATTCTGACCAGAGTAGCTCCAGCCAGACTTAGGGCTGTATGTAGGTTTTGCCTTCTGGTAACCGTAAGCTGCAATGTCGTTAATGTTTATGCCAGCGGGCAACTGCTTTGCAAAGTCCGTAGAAGGCATGAGCTGTCCGTCCATGTAGAAATCCATAGACGGCTTAGCGTTAGGGTCCATGCTGTTGCCGTAGTTAGGCATAGCAAAGTAACGCTCACCCCCGGGCGGGTCTGTAAGTCCACCCATGTTAAAACGAGGAGTGCTAGAACCCTTGACAGGAAATGCGTCAAGCGCAGCATTCATTTGCTGCAGCTTCATCTGCTCTTCCATAGCATTGCGACGGCGCTCTGCTTCCTGCTCTGCCTCTTCCTGCCGACGTGACTCTTCGTTAAACTTGTTACGCTGCATCAGACCGCCAATTGCGCCAATGCCTGCACCAATGAGAGCGCCAGCAGGACCAAGGGCCATACCCATAGATGCTCCCTTAAGAGCGCCGCTACCCAGTGCACCACCAGTTGACATGTGACCGTCAGCTTGGTCGGCCTGTGCAATAGCAGAACCAGCCATACCGCCGAACATTCCAAGGCCTTGGCCCAGTGCAGTACCAGTAAACCCAGCTCCTTGAGTAAACGCTCCCGTCGGCTTAGTTTGAGCACCGCCTGAATATTTCTTAAGTCGCTTACGCTCCATAGTAGTAATGTATATTATTAGCGGCGAGCCTTACGTGCAGTAGCCCCGACATCCAACAAATATAGGCGATTGCCATCAGTATTCAAAGTTTCAAGACGAATAACAAGGAACTCACTTACAAACCGCTGGCGCTCGTACCACTGCTTGGTATCATCCATAATAGCATTGTTGTCCCGGAAGTTTTCAAGATTAGTAAACCAACCCGTAGCTCCAGCAAGGCTGTCGTCTCGGAACTCGTTCCACTGCCAACGGTTGTCCGTCAGGCGGAAGTTGCTATTCTCAAACGAGCACTGGTCGTCGTTGTACACCCGAGCTCTGTCAAATGTAACAGTGCGGTCGCGGTTGCTTTCATCCTCGCCGTTACGAGTAACCCAGTTAAAGTTCTGCCAGACCTTGCTAGCAGCGCCGCCCATGTTAAACACGCAGTCTACAAAGCTTGTGTCTGGTGTATCGTTAACTGTACCGTCTGCATTGTAGTTCGTGCCCGGAACAGCTGCGTTAATCTTAAACACACCGCCTCGGTCATTAGTAGAAGACGACAAACTGTACCCTCCGTTGTCTACCTCGTTCCACATAAACAAGTTGTTATATGTCTGGAAGTATTGGAAAGGCCAGTATGTGTGGTTACTAACCCAGCATTTATTACGCAGGCTGTAGCTAAGAGTTTGGCCTTCAGTAGCGTAGGACAAAGCTCCGCCAGCTGCGGCTACAGAGTTAGTGTATCGTTTACTAAACAATAAGCGGTCGTTCTCTGGGTCAAAGCCAATAGTAAACCCACCGCCCTGACTCTCAAAGATGTTACTGTTATTGTTCATCAAGCCCTCTGCTGTAACAAACTCTTCGCGCATAAAGTTACGCAAGCCATTAGCAGACAGCTCTTCAAGGCCGTTAGTCAAGTTAAAGATACGTCCAGCACGCAAGTCTACCCACGTGTACCCAGCGCGAGACAACAGCGCGTGGCTCCAGTGCGAGATTCCTGCATAGCCAGCGGCATCCACAAACAATTCCTGCGGTGGGGCTTGGAAGATGTCACCCGTACCCACAAACACACTCATTCCAGACGCGTCAAAGTTAAACTTGCTGCGCGTCTTAAAGATAGCATCCTCGTGATGGATGATAATGTCACCTTGGTAGTCCTCAATGTTTTGGATGGGGCCTTTGCCGAGAGCATTGTCGTAGTAGTCCGCTGCTGCAAACTGTGTCCACGCCACCTTAGTAGATTCGTAGTTTTGCTTGTTACTACGGATAATACGATTAGGGTAGTTATTAGACTCAAGCGCCCCTTCTATTGCAGGGTACGCAGACTTTTTCTCGTTAAGCAAAGACCAGTGCTGACCAAAGTTAAAGTTGTTCAGCGTCTCTCCATTGTAGAACGTCTTACCAGAAGCAACACCCCACGAGTCTGCCAAGTCTTGCGTGTCAAGGTAACCATCAAGGTCGTTCTTGCTAGGCAAGATGTGCGTCCACGTAAAGTAGCTACACTTACCAATAGTATCAAACCCGGTTGTCGGGTTAGCGTCAACATTGGCAGTGTTTGCAGTATCACCGCCGTGCATAAACTCTACAACTACCGGTGCAATCCACGTGTCACCACCGCGCACGGGTTGGTTAGACTTGTACGTACCAGCCCCATCAACTCGCACCAAATCGTGCGTAGCTGCAAGCGGGCGGTTAGCATAGTCAACGTGGTAGCTGTCTTCGTCGCGGTACAAGACAGACATAGAGCCCATCATACCGCCCCAACCAAGGTACGCGGTATCAGGAAGGTCTCCACTAGCAGTGCCTGCATCAATAGCGTCTGCTCGGTAATACGTCGACCCAGAATTACCGGGCTGGTCACCATGCTCGTAAACAGCTCCGTAACTAACGCTGTTTTTACTAGGCATGTGGTCGTAGCCCCACTGTTGAGCAGTACCGACAGTATTGTGGAAGCCCCCAAGCGCAGACGCAAAGTTGTCATTAACGACAGACAAACCATTTGAGTCTTCGGGCGGTGTAATCTTTTGGTCAAAAGAAGACTGCACGTGCCATCCGCCTCCAGCACGGGCTGTGACGCTAATTACTCCCAGCTTCTCTTGGTGCGTACCTGCTGTGAATCCCGGATAGCCTGCGTCCCACACAGTAGACGGGTCAACGTCAAACGGGGTACCGCCCGACACCGCAATGCCCAGCACTGACTCACGGAACTCATTGTCAAAGTCTCCGTAGATAACGTTGTTAGGCAGGTACGCGTAGTCCTCAATACTAGCAGATTGCATTGTATGACCGCCCTGCTCAAGATAAGACATACGCTTGTACACCTCTTCAATATCCCAGTCAGATACTTGAGGCTTAGTAAACAACAAGTACGGGTCGTAGATACGCAGGCGGTCATCGTCGTGACGCCATGTCGGAACGTATGCTTTGATGCGACGCTCTACTGCAGACTGCGGCTTAGCGTAAAACATCTTGTAGCCCTGCACCTTATTTGCAATAGACGCCGGAATAACAACGTTGTCAAAGTACAAACCTAGTGTCTGGTTGCACCACTCGTGGCTGTACGGGCTAACGTTCATGTCAGACTCGCCGCCGTAGCCGTCGTTAACAGATTGCCACAGCTGCTTAGCCGTTGGCATTAGGTGGTGACGCACGCCTGTGTTATCAAGTCCCTCGTCTACCCACACCTGCGCACTGCTGTACTCGTCAGCCGTGTTAACAGTGTAACCCGGACGTCCGGATACGTGCATGTTCCAAGTGCCAGAGCCTTGATTGATGTCTACATTCTCAATAGCAACAGTAGCTGTATTCAAACGAGCAGCACTGCTATAGTCTCCGTCGTCTCCACCACCGGGAATGTGAAACGCCTGCGTCCACGTGCCGTCTTTCTTAAGGAAAGCAATGTACAGCGCGTACACCTCACCGGGCATAAAGCCGCCAAGCATTCCTTGAAAGTCGTCAGGTTGGTTCTGCCCGCCAACGGTGTTAAGCTCGTTGTCAGCACCGTTCCTATTAGAGGCAGACGGGGACCAATCAAGAGACGTGTAGTCCGTAATGCGCAGGTCGTAACTGTTAAGGATAACTTGCGAAAAGGGGTCAGGGCTGTCAAGCTGAGAAAGGTCCCAGCGGAAAGAATACAACCCCTCCTCGTCTGTAGTCCAGTGTACGCTAATGTTGTTAGCAACAGCCTGTCCTTCCTCGTACGAAATGTCGTCAGTAGACAGGTTAGCCAAGAACATGCGGTCGTCGCTAACAGCCACGGTCTGTGCAGACGTGTAGCTAAGCCTAGGAATCAACAAGGCGTCAGTGGTAAGGCTAGCAGTGTTAGTAACCTCCTGCCCAGTAAACGTCCACTCTTGGTCCTCGTCAGTAATAGCAAAGCGGTCGGCGTAGATAACAGTCTCGGTGCCTTGCCAATCACGAATAGCGTAGACACGGGCGTAGTTGTAGCTTGTGTCCAGTCCGTAGAACTTCATCTTAGCCGAACCACGGAACCGCAAGTTCTCGTCTGTATTGCCTGCGCCAATCTGGTACGAGCCCATACTAGGTCCGTACTGCGTCAGGTTATCAGAGCCGTCCTGCACCTCATAGGCAATCATAAAGGTGTAGTTGCCTGCAAGGATGTTACCGGTAGTATCGTTTGCGCCTTCTTTCACAGGGCGCGCCATAGGAAACTTAGCCTCTGGGAATACGAGGAATGGCTCAGTAGATGGCGTGCCAGTGTACTGAATGTACCTAGGCTTGTTAAACCCATCAGTGTACACGAGCACAAGGTTTCCTGCACCGTTGACGTAGCCTACGCCTTGGAACGGGTCACCCGCATCAAAGCCAAACGTACCCTGCGGGCCAAGGGCAATCTCTGTAAACGTGCCGTCAGGCAGCATCTCAAGGACCTGCTCTGCTTTGTTAGCATCGTACACGCTGTACTCTGTAGAGTAGCGGAAGTGGACTGCAAAAATAACGCGGTCACCCGGCACCTTAAACTGTCCACAGATTTGCATACTCGCAAACCGCTCGTCTGTGCCGTCAAGCGCAGGGAGCAGCTCAGGTGCGCGCTCGTTGGCCATTGCGCCAGCGAGGTCGTCGAGAATCATGTTGCGTGCCCGGCGGTAAGTACCGGCGAGCTGGTCTACATGCGCAACGTCTCTGTTAAGTCCTTTCAGCGGTTTCATCGTCCGAGTCGTCCTTGGGTTTCCTGACCTTGGAAGAAGTCCGCGTGTGCGTTCATGTTAGGCGCAAGGCGCACGAACATGTTCTTCAAAGATTCCATCTTGTCAATGCTTGGGTAGGCAAGGTCGTTGCCTGCAGCCACGCAGTAGTGTCCCCACTTCTGGTCTGCCACCTGCCAGTTAAACACGGGGTGCACGTAGCCTCCCATCATCATCTGGCGGATGATGTACCACTCAAGCGCTTGCTTGACGTAGATGTTGTCAGGAACCATAGGGAACCCGTCGCCGTCTACCGGGTATGCCGTGTAGTGCAGCTTGATGTCGCCCGACTCAAAAGACGTAACAATGTAGCCTGCATTCAGCAGGTAGTAGTCCGTGCCAAAGTTGGCGCTAGCAGCAGTCTGCGTGCCAAAGTTAGGCTGGCTCTGGTCGTCGTTAGGGTTGGTGTTGTAGACTGCAGAAGTGTAGACAGTGCCTGTGGTGTTAGGCTGTGCTGCTGTAGTGCGGTTGGGGTCGTAGCCTGCAGTGTCCGTACCGAACACAAGCGCCTGCCCGTTGTACTCTACTTGAATCAGTTGGTACAAGTCACAAGGAATTGCAGCTCGGTGGCTGTCAACCGTAACCGTGTCTACCTTCTTTTCAAAGGCACCGTGGTACCCAATAAAATCAAGGGCCTCGCCAATCCATTCGACAGCATCCATAGTCCAAGAAGAATCCTTGGGCTTCAAGTCACGGAACACTTTGCCGATGACTTCTTTAGAAGAGATAAACTTGTAGTTCATTCTGAGTAGTTCATGCCGGCAAACGGGTCGTTGCGCAGACGGTCAGTTAGTTTCTTCCGCAGTCCCTTTTTCCCACCAGTAGGGTCAAAGCGATATGCAGACTTGTTCTTTACGAGGGCCTTACGTTTGTCCCACGCCCAGCGGTAGTAGGTGTCGTCTGTCCAATAGACAAACCCTTCCTTCTTCCCCTGCTCCTCCCACAGCTTCAACGTCTCGTTCCAGTCAATAGTACGAGCGTTAGGGCTACGCTTAATCTTCTTAATGCGTAGTGTGCCAAGGCGTTGCCCCATGTTAAAGATTGCCCCGTTGAGCAACTCTTCTGCTAGCAGCTTTGAGAAAGACTCAAGGACTGCTCGGTAGTATTGGTATGTGACGTCAGTGTTTGGATTCGCTTTCTTGTACGCAGAGTACATGTCCTTAGCCCCAAACCTTTCTTCACTTAAGTTCGATTTGCTCATCGTCATCGGGTCTGTGCATACGCAGCTCAGCACCCATGATTGCCTGAGTAATGCGCTGCACCATATCCATAGTAATGGGGTACTCCGCGTCAGGGTCAATACAAGTAACACCGCCACCGCCTTGGGGTCCGCCCGTAGCTGGCGACTCCGCAACCATCTTAACATCAATGCACATGGCACTAGAGTTGATGATACAGATGCGTCCGTTCTTGTAGAAGTACTTAGGCTGGTTGCCTGTAAACTTGCCGGTGATTGCGTAAGGCACTTGTTCCGGCGTAATGTACTGATAGCTCTCTTGTCCGTCAACCGCACCAACGTACAGGAACCCACTCGCATTCTTAGTGTTTAGCGGTGTAGGTACCAGCTCCTTAGTGCAAAGGATTTGGCAGGGGAGAGACACCCCGCAAGCCTCGACAGCATTGACCCACTCCATCTCAAACGTCAAGTTCTGAGCAAGGCGGTCAGGCAAGTTAAAGTTCTGTGCGCTGTCACGGCGTACAAACAGAGCACGGTAATATTCGACCATAAACTTCAAGCGCTCGAGGAGCACCGTGTTAGTAGAATCACCCGCAGCCTCTGCGATGTTGTAGACAATTTGATTGAGAGAAGCCATTACTTACGAATCTTTTCGACAGTACGTCCCGCAAAGTATGCACCGAACGCAGTCAGCATGAGAACCTCGAGGAGGTCAATGTAGTTTTCAGGCGGCATAAACCGTGGGCTGGCGCCGTCCCAAATAGTCAAGGTCATGTAGAACGCCGTTAGTGCAATCAGCATAACCGGGCGGATAAACTTTGCCAGCTTAACATCCGCCTTAGCATCAGCCTCCCAACGGCGGGTAACCTGCTCCTGCGCGTTCTGCTCTTCCTCAGCGGCAAGACGAGCAAACTCCATCTTCTGGTCCGCAGTCATCCCGGGGTCGCCCGCGACTACCTTAGCGATGGTCTTAATCAGACCCACGCCCGGCACCTCGTCGGCAACGTCACCAAGGATGTGAGGAGCAGCCCCGTTCAGGAACTTCCCCACCTTAGTGTCTTTGAACTTTTTCTTACCGTCACTCACGGCTTAAAGGTGTAGTTCAGGATAGTGAAGGCCCACTTATTGTCTCCACGGTCCATGTAGAAATCAAGCACAGTCAGCTTGCCAAGGCGAAGCTTGAACTGATACTTGTCGTTTTGTTTGTTAGGATTACCCCAAGTATTGATAATACGCATCTTGTAAATATACGTTAGGTGCACTCAAAGGTCAAATTAAACTTAAACGCAATAGCTGATGTAGAGTCTTGGCTAGTAAACGTAATAAAGAACGCGTCCCCGTCTTCAGGCAAGTTGCTAGTGCAATCAAAGTCGATGCTAAACACAGCG